ATGAGTAATTTTACCCCTGCATGGTTCAAGAAAGGTTTTTTCAACGAATCCCTGTTCTGTGACGATTTTCTGAGCATCCACCAACTGCTTTACTCGAATGGCGCATTTTTCACCCCGGACGGCAGAATGGTGGACCCCATGCCCCTGCGGTGTGAGATCTTCGAGATGATGCGTGAATACGTCGGGGCGAACCTTGCCAAGAAGGTCACCAATGTGGTGGACGTGCTGAAACTGGCGGCACAGGTGGAGGACTTTCCGCCTGTCACCGACCGCATCGCACTGGCAAACGGCACCCTGTATCTGGACGGTACCTTTCAGGAGGGCAAGCCGGAGATCGTGCGCAACCGCCTGCCTGTCAAGTATGACCCGAAAGCCGCCCAGCCCGTCCACTGGCTGCGGTTTCTGTCCGACCTGCTCTACCCGGAGGACATCCCCACCGTGCAGGAGTTCATCGGCTACTGCCTGATTCCCAGCAATAAGGGCCAGCGCATGATGGTCATCAAGGGCAACGGCGGCGAGGGCAAGTCGCAGATCGGTGTGGTGCTGTCCCGGCTGTTCGGCTGCAACATGAAGGATGGCAGCATCGGCAAGATCTCGGAGAACCGCTTCGCCCGTGCTGACCTGGAGCACACCCTGCTCTGCGTGGACGACGATATGCGGATGGAAGCCCTGCGCCAGACCAACTATGTCAAGTCCATCGTGACCGCACAGGGGCAGATGGACTTGGAGCGCAAGGGCAAGCAGAGCTATCAGGGTTGGATGTACGCCCGCCTGCTGGCGTTCAGCAATGGCGATTTGCAGGCATTGTATGACCGCTCGGACGGTTTCTATCGTCGTCAGCTCATCTTGACCACCAAGGATAAGCCCCTGTCTCGTGTGGATGACCCGGACATTGCCGAGAAGATGGCGGCAGAGGTCGAGGGCATCCTGCTTTGGGCATTTGAGGGCTTGCAGCGGCTGGTAAAGAATGGCTTCCAGTTCACCGAGAGTGACCGTGCCAAGCGCAACCGGGAACTGGTGAAGCGGGACAACAACAATGTGTTTGATTTCCTCGAATCCGAGGGCTACATCCGCCTGAAGGCGGATGCCTGTACCAGCTCGAAAGAGCTGTATGAGGTCTACCGGATGTGGTGTGAGGAAAACAGCCTGAATGCGATCAAGGCACGAGGGTTCAGCGATGCGCTGATCGCCAACCAGCGCAGGTATAATCTGGAATCCACCAACAACATCGTCAACTCGTCCGGGCGGCGTGTCCGGGGCTTTGTGGGCATCGAAGCCCTTGTGCAACCCGACCTTACTCCCAACAGTTGGCGAGTATGACCCCCTATAAAGGAGAATTTGGATGTTTTGCTGCGTACGTGCGTACGCAGCAGTCGGCTTTCTCTGTACGCACGTACGCAGCGATTGACCGAAAACGCGTCATATAAGGGGCTTTGGTTGGTGGTCAAAACGACCACCAACCAACCCCATAGCGTTAAGTGCCGGAAAGCGGCACTTGCCAGCATCCACCCAAATCCCCAAAATGGGAATCAGGGTGAGATGGCCGTTATCAGACCGTCTATCTGCCTGTTACCATTTTGGTAACAGGCAAAATCAGTGGGTCAAAATGACCCACTGAAAAAGCCGGACGAGCTGCGGGCAGGGATTCGCAAATCTTTGCCTGTCAGCTTGCCCGGAGCAAGAGTGCAGAGAGCGCAGCTCTTTGCCCCAGTGATATGATGCTGTGCGTCATATCCTACTGGGTATTATCTGGCGCAAAACGGCGGCAGATCCAGCAGCTCCGCTGCTGCGTTTTTCCCACCAAGCTGTTGAAACGGAGGGATGTCTATCTGAAGTTAACACGACACAATGGACGAGCCGGAGCACACGGCACCTATAACCCAAAGCACAATGACCTCAGTTTTAACCTTGCTAACAGTGAGCACATCGACCCGGAACGAGCCAAGGGCAACATCTACTGGGACTGCTTTCACGGTTTCCGTTCGGCTCTCGACCCGCAAGACCCGGATGATTTGGCTGCGACTTTCTCGGATGTGGAACGGCAGTTCTACGAAACCCACTACACGGCCTTTGTTGAAAGCCAGAACGAACGCAACGCCAAGATCCGGCACACGGAGCGCAACCGCTCCATTCCTGACCTGCTGTCCAGCCGCAAGACCTGTCCGGAAGAGACCATCTACCAACTTGGAACGCTGGATGAACACGCTTCGGCAGAGGACTTGCTGAACATCGTCACCGAGTTCATTGACGAGTTCAAGACTAAGTTTGGCGAACACGTTCACGTTCTGGACTGGGCGCTGCATCTGGACGAAAGCACACCCCACATCCACGAGCGTCATGTGTTCGACTGCGGGAACAAGTACGGCGAGGTGGCACCCCAGCAGGAAAAGGCATTGGAAGTGTTGGGCTTCAACCTGCCCGACCCGGACAAGCCCCTCAGCCGCCGCAACAACCGCAAAATCACCTTCGATGCAGCCTGCCGGAAGATGCTGTTTGAAATCGCCAAACGTCATGGTCTGGAATTGGAGGAAGAAGCGGAGTACGGCAACCGCAAGTATCTCGAAAAGCAGGACTTCATCCTTGCCAAGCAGAAGGAGCAGCTTGCCGCCCAGCAGAGCAAGCTGGACGAACTGACCCTGAAAGTTTCGGATATGGAGACCCTGCTGGAAAATGTTTCGGCTGCGGCCTACGACAAGGCGGTGGAGGTCGTGACGGATGTAGTACGCGCCGAGACCCGGAAGGAAGATATGCGGATGATCGAGGATACGAAGAAGTGGGTGTTATCGCCGGAGAGAAAGGCCCCCAAAGCCACGAGGGAATATGCCGCCCACCGTCTGGACACTGTGCTGGACAAGTTTCTCAAAACCATGCAGACCACCGCTATCCGCTTGCAGGAGAAGCTGCTGAAGCCAGACGTCCGACAGAAGGGCAAGGAGCAGGTCAAGGAGAAAGCACGGGATTCCGTTCTGCAACTGCTGAGCCGCTTGCAGGCAGAACAGGCGCAAAACAAACCAGCGGCACAACCCCGCACACAGGAGGGGCACTCGGAAATCTGAACCTCATCGGGAGAGCTCGGAGCAGAAAGCTGGCACTTTCTGCCCCGACACCCGGTTACAAGGAAGTGGAGGTGCAAGTGAAGGAAGTTCCGATTTGGCAAAAGAGTAATCTGACCTTGGAGGAAGCGGCGGCTTACTCTGGGATCGGTATCAATAAACTGCGGTCAATGACCGATAGCGATGAATGCAAGTTCGTCCTTTGGAACGGAACCAAACGGCTGATCAAACGCCGTAAGCTGGACGAATATCTGGACAAGGCATTCTCGATCTGATGCGGTTCAAAAATTGATCGTTTGATGTTGCAGGGAGTCTTGCGTCATGGTATACTCATGGCGTAAGGCTCCTTTTCAACATTCTGTGAATGAAAAGGAGAGTTTATATGCAAAGACGTAAAGATCATAAAGGCCGTGTTTTGAAGGATGGCGAGGTCTACCGCAAGAGCGACGGGCTGTATATGTACCGTTGGACTGCGAAAAACGGAAAACGCCATACCATCTATGATGCAACCTTGGAGGGGCTGCGCGAAAAGGAAGAGAAGATCCAGCACGACTTGGCAGATGGCATCCGCATCCCGGAGTGCAGCCTGACCCTGAATGACCTGTTTGAACTGTGGCGTAAGAACAAGGTGGGCTTGAAAGAGCATACCTTCGCCAATTACGTTTATATGTACAATCGGTTTGTTCGGGATGAGATCGGCATGATGAAGCTCAAGGACATTCGCAAGTCGGATATCCGCAGCTACTACAATGGCATCGTCCGCAACGGCAAGATGGCATTGAACACGCTGGAAACCATCCAGAATGTTCTTCATCAGGTCTTTGCGGTGGCGGTGGACGATGAGTACATTCGTGTGAATCCCACGGATGGTGTCCTGACGGCCATTAAAGCCGCCCACCAGTACGAAACGCCCAAACGCCACGCTCTGACCCTGCCCCAACAGCAGGCGTTTCTGAATTTCATCAAGAAAACGCCGAAGTTCCAGCACTGGCTCCCGATGTTCACCTTCATGCTGGGTACCGGATGCCGCATCTCGGAAACGGTTGGCCTGTGCTGGAGCGACATCGACTTTGAGAGTGGGTTTATCACCATCCGGCACAATTTGGTGTACCATGACCACGAGGTTGGCGGCTGCTACTTCACCATGTCCACGCCCAAGACTGCCGCAGGTAAGCGGACAATTCCGATCTTGCCTGAAGTGCAGAAGGCACTGGAGCAGGAGCGCGCCAACCAGCAGGAGCTGGAACTGGTATGCGAATACGAGATCGACGGAATCTCGGACTTCGTATTCCTGAACCGCTTCGGCCAGCCGCAGAACCCGCAGACGGTCAATCGTGCCATCAAGCGCATCAGCGTGGCATACAACGAAGCCGAACTGGAAAAGGCCGAAAAGGAAAAGCGGGAACCGCAGTTGCTGCCGCCTTTCTCCTGCCATAATCTCCGGCACACGTTCTGCACCCGGCTGTGCGAAAATGAGACCAACCTGAAGATTATTCAGGACATCATGGGCCACAAGGACATCAGCACCACGATGGAGATTTACGCAGAAGCCACCAAGGAAGCCAAAGCCCATTCCTTTGCAAATCTGAACGGCAAATTGGGCATTTCGGTCTGAAATCCACTACACCAACTACTACACCACTTTTACACCAAATTGCCGGTAAGTTGTGGAGAGTTGCGTAGGGTGACGTACGGGAGCAGGAAAAAGGAAGCCGCATGAGTAGGCTTATAAAGGAAAATAAAGCCCTGTGTGAGCTTTCCTTGACCTGTCCCCACAATGAAGACCCTGGAACCAAAGCGGGCTGAAAACAAAGCCGAAAAAGCAGCGGTAAATGGTTCTGCAGAGGCTGCAACCGTGTCCGCGCCAAGCGTACAGATTGATCTTTCCAAGGTGAAAATCGAGCCTTTGTTTGCAGATGATGTAGACTTTGAGACATTCAGCAAGTCTGATTTCAGAGTGGTTAAGATCGAAGCCTGTGAGGCAGTGCCGAAGTCCAAGAAGCTCCTGAAATTCACACTGAATGACGGAACAGACCGGAAACGCACCATTTTAAGCGGTATTCACGAGTATTACGAGCCGGAAGAGCTGGTTGGTAAGACCTGTGTGGCAATCACAAACCTGCCGCCGAGAAAGATGATGGGTATTGATTCCGAGGGTATGCTGATTTCCGCAGTGTACGAGTATGACGGACGGGAAGGCTTAAATCTTTTGATGCTGGATGACAGTATTCCGGCAGGAGCAAAGCTGTACTAAAGAGGTCATTTACTACAAAAAATCGCGTTACTACAACTTTTCTACAACTTTTGCGCGAGACCCTACGAAACCGGATGAAGCAATATGAAAGGCGGATCTGCTTATAAAATGCAGATTCGCCTTTCTTTTTACATCAGCTTCATGTTCACACTAATGTTTTTTGCCTTCTCCTGCATATTCTCTTGTGTGATATGGGTGTAGATGTCCATTGTAGTAGAGAAATCGGCATGCCCCATGACTTGCTGAATGAATTTAACATCGTTGGTGCTTTCGCAGAGCCGGGTACAGAAGGTGTGCCGCAAGTTGTGAACACTAAAATGAGGGAGCAGATCCGGTTCACGGTCTTCCAGTTCAGCCTGATCCATTTCCTCCATGTTGTAAGTTACGCTGATTCTCTCAATCGCCCGATTGATATTGTGGGCGCTCATGAATGAGCCGGTTCGGTTGCGGAAAACAAAACCGTGAACTCCTCCTAACACCAGTTGATCGTCTGGATACAATGCGTCGATGGTTTCAATCTGGAGGCGAAGCTGCTCGGCCACCTCTGGATAGAGGATAGGGATAATTCGTGTACCGCTCTCAGTTTTGGGAGTGGTAATGTGAAATCCGGCTTTTCCGTCAATGACCCGGTAGATTAAGTTGTGGTTGACCGAGATTGTGTTTTCGCTCAAGTTAATATCGCTTTTGGTAATGCCGGTACATTCTGCTACACGCATTCCTGTTCCAAGGAGCACAGTCATGATGGGGAGCCAATGGCTGTATGTAGGGGACTTGGCAATAAAACGCAGGAAATTCTGCTGTTGCGTTTTAGTGAGTGCGATCCGCCGTTTAGGCTTTGGAGCGCTGCCATCCGTCTTGAGCTTGCGGTAAATGCCCTTGCTGGGATTTTTGCGGATGTAATCGTCGTCCACGGCCATTTCAAGCGTAGGGTGAACAATGGTGTTGATGCTCTCCAGTGAGTTGATAGCAAAACCGTGTTTCAGCAGTTTGGTATAAAACGCGAGAATATCACTTCTGTGGATTTGTGGCAGAGGCATGTTAGCGAAAGGCTCTTCTTTCACATAGAAGTCCCACAGGTAAAGATAATTTGCTCTGGTAGAGGGCTTCAGTTTGATGTTGTTATTCATGTAGACCTTGAACATATCATTCAGGGTAAGCTTCATGGCTTCCTGAGTACGGATGCCATCATCCTTATCTTTGTTGATCTGCTTTTCTTTGACACGAAGACTTGCGAGATCGGAGTCGTAAAGATATTTCTTTTTAGTGCCTAATTTGTAGACATACATATAGCTGCCATCTGCCCGTTGTGTTTCTCCAGGCCGAAGATTTCGTCCTTTGTTGTCTTTTCTCACTTTTGCCATTACTGGTACCTCCTGATTATAAAAGTGTAGTGCGCCTTACTGGCATGGTTATTTAGCCGGAAATATCATAAAGATATTCTTTGATACGCTGGACACTCCATAGGACACGGGTGTTCATGGTAATGCGTGCATTGGCAAGATCCCCAATCTGTACTGCAGTGTGCCTTCCACAGCACAACAGTTTGCAAAGGGTATCGGTATCAACAGCCAAGCACTGCTCCGGCGGTAGGTCATTCGGTTTTCTTTTCTCCATAATCGTCCTCCTTTTTTCGATTACAATGATCCCTTACGATTTGTAGAAGAAGGTTTTCAACAAAAACAATGAAAACGGTCTTGAGGTCAGGAGGTATTGAAATAACAAAAGAACTCTAATGGGGCCATTTCCTACGCCAGAACGGTTCTGCCGTGTATTTCAGGCTGCTGCTGTGCAGCACTTCGATTATGGGCGCGCTTCTGTGGTCATCGCACACTGTCCAGAATTCCTGTATAACTCCCCATAGAGGTTATGAACTTGTCAAGGTACTAAAAGAGCGTAGGGATCATCCGGTATTACCAAATGATCCGATACATCCTATAAATAGGCGGGGAAGAAAGAACTTCTGCAAAGAGGAAAGAAAATTTAAAGAAAATCCAAAAATCAATATATAGGTCCCATAGTAAATTAAATGCAGAAAAAAGTTTAACGCTTTTTTCTGCATTATTTTTTTATCTATTTCAGGGCTTGAAATGGGAGAAACGAGGTGACGAATGGTGAAGAAGCTGACGCTTGAGGACCGCAGAAAGATTGAACAGATGTGGAAGGACAACGCTTCCCCCTTAAAGATCGCCGCCGAGCTGGGCATCAGCCAGTGCACCGTGTACACGGAATTGAAGCGCGGGCAGGAGACCGACGAGCGGACCGGCGAGATGGTCCTGGACCATAACTTCCGCCCGGAGTACAAAGCCGAGCGGGGCGAAAAGACCTACCAAAGCAATCTGCGCAAGCGTGGCCGCCGTCCGAAGGCCGCGCCGAGCATGAAAGGAGCCTAAAGGAATGACCAACTTTGAGAAGATCACGCAGTCCCCGGAAGCACTGGGCGAGTTCCTTGCTTCGCTCCCTGTGCTGGAAGGACCGTGGGACGAGGAGTTCCAGAGAAATTATTGCGCTGGATGCGGGCGCGTGAATTGCGATGCCGGAAGGGGCTGCCCCTACAAGAAACAGCGGAACAGCCCGGCATGGTGGCTGAGATTGGAGGCGAAGACGGATGCGGGCCAGTAAAGCGGACAAGTTCTATATGGGTATGCTGCTGGCGATCATCTGCTTCTGCTTCGGCCTGCTCCGCATCATGGACGAGGCAGACGCCCGCCGGGCGGCGGAGCGGGAGACGCTGAACGTCGCCGAGCCTCCGGCCATCGTGGCCCCGGCCTTTCAGCCGGTCCAGACGGTCTACTTCGAGCCGGACCCGGAACCGGAGGAACCGGCGGCGGAGATGTTCACATTCAGAGAGGACGTGCCCCTGAGTGCGGAACTGCAGGAAGTCTTGTGGGACGCCTGCCAGGAACACAAGGTCGAGTACGCGCTGGCCATGGGCCTCATTGAAACGGAGAGCAGCTTCAACCCGGAGGCGGTGAGCTGTGTCGGCTGCTACGGCCTGATGCAACTCAATCCCGACTACTTCCCCGCTGATCTATCACCGGCGGAGAACATTCAGTACGGCGTGGCTTTCATCGCTGAAAAGCTGGACCAGTACGCCGGGAACGTCGGCGCGGCCCTGACGGCCTACAACGCTGGGCACGACACGGGGAACCGCGAGTATGCCGAGAAGGTCATGGCAGCGGCGGAAAGGTGGAGAACAGAATGAAACTGCTGATCGGCGGAAGCCCGTGCACACATTGGAGCATCGCACAGACCAAGAACCGCGAGACCGAGGCCAGCGGCATCGGCTGGGAGCTGTTCCTGAATTACCGCATCGCCCGCGATAAGTACCAGCCGGACTACTTCCTCTACGAGAATAACAAATCCATGTCTCCCGCCATCCGGGCGCAGATCACGGCGGAGCTGGGCGTGGAACCCGTGCTTATCAATTCAGCGCTGGTGAGCGCGCAGAACCGCCAGCGGCTCTACTGGGCCGGAAAGCGTAACCCCGACGGTACATACAGGCAAGTGCCGGTCGAGTTGCCGGAGGACCGAGGCATCCTGCTCCGGGATATTTTGGAGACCGGCTTCCCGTTGCGCGAGAAAGGCTATGCGCTTCAAACAGGACATGGCACTACGGCGGAAGACGCTATTGCACGCAGGCAACGGAACGCCGTGGCAGAGCCTGTTGCCATTAAGCCGCTGACTGAAAAAGAGATGGAATACATGGTGCGCGAGACCAAGGACGGGCGCAATCATTTCGGCTTCGATTATTTCCACGACGCCACCAAGGATAAGAGCGCCTGCGTGACAGCGAACACGCACAAGGGCGTCCCCTATAACGTATTGGCGGAGCCGGTGCGCATCGGCACCATCGAGAATGATGCGAGGAACCAGGACCATGACAGCCAGCAGTACCGCGTCTATTCGCCGGACGGAAAGAGCGTGACGCTCTGCGGCAACGGCGGAGGGTTGGGAGCCAAGACGGGCCTTTATGCAACGCCAATCACTCCTCCCATGCAGGTGAACGGGGCAACAAAGCTGGGATACACAGTCATTCAGCCGGGCGAGTGTGTGGACCTTGCCATGCCGCAGAGCAAGACGCGGCGGGGCCGGGCCATGAAGGACAAGACCAACTGCCTGACGACCTCGTGCGAGTTCTACGAATACTGCGGCACAATCGACGCGCCGATCTATCAGGTGCGCGGTGGGATGATCACAGTCAAAGGACAAGAGTACCCTATCAAGCTGAGGGACGGCTGCTACATCATCCGCAAACTGACGGTCCGCGAGTGTATGCGCCTCCAAACGGTGCCGGAGACCTATGCTTTCCCCGTAAGCCCCAGTCAAGCCTACAAGATGCTGGGCAACGGCTGGACCGTGGACGTGATTGCCCACATTATGAGCCATTTTACCGGACTGACGGAGGAGCCGGTGGAGGTCCTGTCTATGTACGATGGCATGAGCTGTGGGCATATCGCCCTGGGCAAGCTGGGCGCAGAGATCGCCAGCTACCACGCAACAGAAATCGACAAGTTCGCCATTCAGACAACGCAGGCGAACTTCCCTGATGTGGTGCAGCTCGGAGACGCCTTTCAGGTCCGGGAAGATGGCTGGACCTATGCAGGACTTACCGGCGGGGCCTCGGAGGCGGCGGAATGAAGCGCACTGTGAAGGCGGACTACTCCCGCACGTGCGAGGGCTGCCGTTTTCTCGTTACAGAGCCGTGGCTGAAAGATGTTCCGTCCTTCCGCTGCGGCGCAGATGGACGATGCAAGGGGTACATCGTCGGTATCGAGCGGCTTTTGCCGTATATTCCGGCCTGGTGTCCTGAGCTAAAGGAGAATTAAAGGATGAAATATGCTGTGATCGTTACCTACACCACCGGCGAGAAGACCGGCGCGACCGTGACGGCGAGCGGGTGCGCTGCCGCCTGGGACAAGGTTTTTGAAGTGTTCGATAAGGCCGATGTGCGCGGCGTGGAGCTGGCCGCGATCTTGACGCCGGAGAGGAGAAAGTGATGAACGTCGTTTCTTTCGGCGGCGGGACCAACAGCACCGCCATGATCATCGGAATGTACCTGCACAAAATCCCGATAGACCTGATCTTATTCGCCGATACCGGCGGAGAACAGCCGCACACGTATGAGTTCATCGAGACCTTCAACGGATGGCTGGAAAAGCATGGGCTTCCGCAGATCACCTCCGTGCAGTATCACGACAAGGACGGCAACCGCATGACGCTGGAACAGGAGTGCATCAACAGCGGGACGCTGCCCTCCATCGCCTACGGCTTTAAGCGCTGCTCCCTCAAGCACAAGATCGGGACGCAGGAGAAGTTCTGCAACAACTATCAACCGTGCAAAGAGGTGTGGGCCAGCGGCCAGCGCGTCCAAAAATACATCGGCTACGATGCCGGGGAGACGCGGCGCATCCAACACGCCGCACCAATCGACGAAGCGGACAAAAAGTACGAAAAACATTATCCGCTCTATGAATGGGGATGGACACGCGAGGAGTGCGTGCGCGTGATCGAGCGGGCCGGGTTGCCGAAGCCGGGAAAAAGCTCGTGTTTCTTCTGCCCTTCCATGAAAAAGAAGGAGATACAAGCCTTGTGGGAGAATTACCCGGACCTGTTTCAGCGCGCAATCGCGCTTGAACACGGCTCGGCTGCGAGGAATGTAAACGTCAAAGGACTGGGTCGCAACTGGTCCTGGGAGAGCTACTACAACGAGTTCATGGAGAACAAAGCGTTTGAAGACGCGCAGATCACCTTCGATGAATTATTCCCGGACAGTCCCGGCGGATGCCTCTGCGGCGCTCCATGCGGGTGCTACGACGGATAAGGAGGAGCGCATGGCGATCAAGAATTATACCTCCGGGGTGGATGTGTTCACCAGCCTGGGAGAGATACAGGGCGCGCTCGCCGGGCACGGAGCGCGTCAGATCATGGTGGAATACGACGAAAAGGGATGCCCGACGGGCGTGACCTTCTCCATTGATACGCCAACTGGGCGGCGGGGCTTCATGCTCCCGGCCAACATCGACGGCGTTTTGTTCGTATTCAAGCAGCAGAAGCTCAAGGACGACCGCGACCAGGCCGAGCGCACGGGCTGGCGCAACCTGCGGGACTGGGTGCTGGCACAAATGGCGATTATCGAGGCTGGGATGGCGAGCGTGGACGAGGTTTTCCTGCCGTATCTGACCGACGGACACGGGAACACGCTGTACACTCTGTATTCCAGCGGAACGCTGAGACTGGGGGACGGAACATGAGAAAAGCTGTACTTATCAGCATCCGCCCGGCGTGGTGTCAAAAAATCGCCAACGGAGAAAAGACCATCGAGGTCAGAAAGAATAGGCCAAAGCTGGCCCCACCGTTCAAGTGCTATATCTACTGCACGCAGGCGAAGTACCCGCATGAAGACTTTATTGAGACGGAGTACCAAAAGCCGCAATTTTACGGCGGCGGAAAGATCATCGGAGAGTTCACGTGCAAGGGCTTCATCCCGTTCAGCCATGGACGCCCGTGCTTCGTGACGGGGACGCCGGAGGAAATCGCGCGGATGGCCTGTCTGACGCGCAAGGAAATATGGGAGTACGCGCCACAGGGCAATCCCATCGGCTGGCGCATCACCGACCTGGTGATCTACGACGAACCCCATGAGCTAAACAGCTTCCGCCGTGTGTGCCCGAAAGAACTGGACTGTGAAAGCTGCGCTATGCACAGCGAAAACACCGGGCGCTGCGGGAACGAGGCGCTATACCTGCGCCGCGCCCCGCAGAGCTGGTGCTATGTGGAGGAACGCCATGACTTATGAACGAGCTGCTGAGATTTTGGACCCGGAGCACCGGGAGACATACGAGAGCCTTGAGATCGTGAACGAGGCTTGCCGGATGGGCCGGGCGGCTCTGTTCCGGCGGATGCCGGAGCCGCCGCACCCGGACGGGGATGAAAGCATCCTGGCCTGCCCGACCTGCGGGAGCGGCGAATATCTCTACAACGAGGACGGGAACCGCTGCTGTTTCTGCGGCTGGTGCGGACAGGCCATCGACTGGAACGCGGAGACATTCAAGGCGGCAGGCCAGATGAAGCCCGTACTGAAATATCCGGGGAGCAAATGGCGGCTGGCGGAATGGATTGTATCCCTCATGCCGCCGCACAAGAGCTATCTGGAACCGTTCTTCGGGAGCGGGGCAGTGTTCTTCAAAAAGCCGCCGAGCCGTATCGAGACCATCAACGATCTGGACGGCGAGATCATCAACCTGTTCCGCTGTATCCGGGAACAGCCGGAGGAGCTGATGCGGGCCGTGGCCTGCACGCCGTACAGCCGGGGCGAGTATGAACAGGCGTGGGACCATTTCAAGGCGGGAGGACAGGTCCGACCGGACGGCATCGAAGCCGCCCGGCTGACGCTGGTACGCTACTGGCAGGCCCACGGGAGCACCGTTGTTTACAAGGGCGGTTGGAAAAATGACCGCGCCGGGCGGGAGTACGCCTACGATGTGCGCTACTGGCGGCAGCTCCCGGAGCGTATCGCCGCCGTGGCGGAACGCCTGAAAGATGCGCAGATCGAGCAGGCCCCGGCGGTCGATGTGATCAGGCGCTTCCGACATCCGGACGTGCTGATCTACGCGGACCCGCCCTATATGCTGCACACGCGCAAGGGCAAGCAGTACATCGTGGAGATGGCCGAGGAGGCCCAGCACGTCGAACTTCTGGACGCATTGAAGGAGCATCCGGGGCCGGTCATTCTGTCCGGCTATGACAACGACCTGTACAACGAACACCTGCAGGGGTGGAAAAAGCTGCATCGGCGGGCGCAGGCGGAAGGCGGCGCGGTCAGAACGGAAACGGTGTGGCTGAATTACGAACCGGAAACGGGAGGAAAAGCGTATGAAACTGTGTGATAGGTGCCGGGTATCCGGCTGCCTGCTGACCTACGGCGGGAAAGCCTGCCGGGAGGCCAGAAAACAGGAGTGCCCGGACGTGGTGTTCACCCGTGCGGACAAGATCAGGGAGATGGACGACGAGGAGCTGGCCGTAGTCATTATGTGCCCGCACGACGGGGACGAGGACAGCTGTAAGGGGTCGCCGGATGCACAGACGTGCATCAAGTGCTGTCTGGAATGGCTCCGGGAACCGGCGGAGGTGCTGTGATGGACGAGAAAGTGATCTATTCCTGCGTGGACCAAGAGCACAACACCTGGAACTGCCGGGGATGCGGGTACATCGAGAACTTCGAGGCGGACGGGCCGGTGGAAAACGGCTGGAACTTCTGCCCCGGCTGCGGCCATGAGATCGAGGTGGAGGCGGTCAGCCCGTGTCCCTTCGACAACGGGAACTGTATGTGCCAGTTTTGCGAGGCTCAGTGCAACAACGGTCTGAACTGCTCGGACTGCCGCTGCGAGGGAAAACCTGTGCACGACATCCACCTCTGCACGGGCTTCGTCGGAGACATCACCCAGTACATTCGGAACTGGATGCGCCATCACGGCGGGAAGGCTGAAACCTGAGCGCGTGAGCGGCACATACCTATATAAATTAAAGGAGGACAAGCACATGAGCGAATTGACGCTGCGATTTGGGGAGGCCCGGTTGCACGTGGAGGGCGACGCCGATCTGGTGGCGCGCGAGCGGGCGGCGTTCCTGGAACACCTGGGCCGACTGGACCGCCAGAGCGAGAAGGCCGGTGAACTGCTGGCCGTGCTGCTCCGGGCCGGGCGCGCCCCCGAAAAGGCCGAGGAGCCTGTGAGCAAGAAGGCAGAGCCGGAGGAACCGGCGGAGGAAAAGAGTGCGACGCAGGACGACTTATGCAGGCTGCGGAGCATCCACGTCGGCTTCGTCAGCCCGTCCCAGTTGAAGCGGGCGAAGGCCGAGGGAAAGCTGGACCACCTGTTCGCCCAGCGCGACGAGATCGAGGTGCCGCTGGATACCGGCGGGACCGTCACCGTGGTCTGCTGCTATGTGACGCCAACTTCGGCCCGCTTCGTCTTCAAAGACTGCTGGGACGAGGGCGTGATGAACGACGAGGCGACCAACAAGACCGGGTATTTCAAGAGCAAGGGCCGCAAGCACGTTTTGGAGGACATCTATCCGCGCATCGCGGCGGAATGGCGGGAGATCATCGTGCCCCGGACCTTCGTGGAGACCATCGAGGGCGAGCGGGTAGAGTATTCGGACACGCTGTGGCTACCGTCGGCGACGGATGTGTTCGGCACACCGGACGGGGCCTGGTGGAACGACGGAGACGACGACTTCCAGCTCCCGGTCTTCGCCCGTGAGCGCGACCGCGTGAAGGAGTGCGGCGACAAAGGAACGTACATCTGGTGGCTCCGCTCCGTGTATGCGAGCAGCACGAGCTACTTCTGCCATGTGAACGCGGACGGGTCTGCGAACCTCAACGACGCCTGCTATTCGTTTGGCTTCGCGCCGGGCTTTGACATCTGATCGAAAATCGAAAAAATCTCCGGTGCGTAAGCGCCGGAGAGCAAAGGAGACAGCCATGGTCACATTGGATATTTGCAAAGGCAATCCGGGCGCGCTGACGTTCGTGATGCTGGCCTATGAGTACAATCCGTATCGCGCCGAGGCAGCGTTCCGGCGTATGCAGAACAACGGCATCACCGGGGACAAGCTGTATATGCTCTGGAATGACTGCTGCGACCGTGATGTGGAGCAGGCATTGGTCAACATGGAGTGCATGAGCATGGAGGAGATCGTGTCCCACATCAACTACGAAGGCGGACGGGGCATCCCCATTCCGAAGAAAGAAAATCTGTGGTGGCTCCGCTCGCCGTATCCGAGCCAGATGGGCGGTGAGCAGATCGACGAGACCGGGCGCATCACAAGAAATCCATATCTGTTCTAAAAAAACATTCTCCCCCGGCGCTCGCTGTGGGAAGCGAAAACCGGGGGAGAAATCTTCAAGATTTTGCTGTGCGTGGGGCCATTTCCTACTACATATTGTACCACAATGCACGGATAAAGTCAAGATAGTGGCCTCGACGCGGGATGCAGAGAGGCACGCCGCAACGCCGCCGGGAGGCGGCGGACGGGCTTGTAATGGGTATTATCCTTCTTGCGAAAAGCATCGAGGAAGGACCAGGAGACGATGCAAAGGGGTACACGGATGATAAACAGGTCTTTCATACGGGAAAAGGTCGTCCACTGTGGTAAGAACTTCCTTTCACCGGAAATCTATCCGTACAGCGGACAACAGCAACAGGCAGTCGGACGGAAGCGCGGGAAGAAAGTCAACGTCTCTGCGCCGAAGCAGAAGAACCTCAATGACCGGAGAGCCAAGCGCTATTTCATTCAGCTCGCCAACAGCAATTTCGGCGTGGGTGATCTGGTGGTCCATCTGACCTACGCCCCGGAGTTTCTGCCGGAGAGTGAGGAGGAGGCCGCGAAGATCGTCGCCAAGTATCTGCGCCGGGTAGCATACCTGCGGAAGAAGCGGGGCATGCCCCCTCTCAAGTATTTGCTTGTGACGCAGATCGGACGGAAGAAGGATGGGACCCACCGCATCCACCATCACATTCTGATGAACGGCGGGCTGGACCGCGACGAGGTGGAAAACCTGTGGTGGGAGACCAAGGGCACAAAGGACCGGGAGCCGGTCATGTACGGATGGGCAAACGCTGACCGCCTGAGACCGAACGCAAAGGGCATCGCCAGCATGGCCGGGTACATGGTCCAGGACAGTGCCGGGAAAAAGCACTGGACGCAATCGCAAAATCTGGAAAAGCCGTGGCACCGGGCACCGAATGACCGGAAGTACACGCGCCGCCAGTTGGACAAGATCGCCAAGCTGCCGGAGGACAGCGAGGAGTTCGTGCGCTTTTGGGAAAAGCAGTATCGCGGCTGGGAGCTGGTGGAGTGCGAGAAGTCATTCAACGAGCAAACAGGATGGTATTTCTACCTGACCATGCGGCGAGCGCATAGAAAACAGAACGGAGGGCTGAAATGACAGGAGAAGAACAGTTCAAAGAGCTTTACCGGCGGTATATCCACCGGGAGGGCGCGGAGGAGCTTTTGGAATGGATGGAGCGGGAGACGGATTTTTTCACCGCGCCAGCCAGCACAAAGCATCACCTGGCCTACCCCGGCGGACTGGTGGAGCACAGCGTCAACGTGTTCCGGGAGCTGCGGAAGGTCGTGATCGACAACGAGCCGACGATGGAGGCCGTCGCCATCTGTGCGCTGCTCCATGACCTGTGCAAGGCGAATACATACGTGCGGGAGCATCACGCGGGACCGGGTGAGGTCTATTCCTACGTGAAAAAGGACCGCTTCCCCATGGGACACGGGGAAAAGTCTGTCTACCTGATCGCGCGGTTTATGAAGCTGGAAGACGAGGAGGCCCTGGCTATCCGCTGGCACATGGGCGCGTGGGACGACGCTGTGCGCGGCGGGAGCCGTGGCCTGAACGAGGCGATGAAGCTGCACCGCATCGTGTACGAGCTGCACGCGGCGGATATGCGGGCCACGCATATCGTGGAGGCTGGTATGGCATGAAGGGACGACGCGGAGCGCTGGGCCAGTATCACGCCAGCATGAGCAACAACCGGGGCCATGACTTCGAGGAGGCCATCCGTCAGGCGTGCCTTCTGTACGCGAGCCAGGGCCGGGCGAAGGTGGAGAAGACGCCGGAACCGTTCCGGGTGCTGGAAAAGCGGGAAGGCGGTATTTTCGTGGGCCGCTTCACCGCACACGCCCAGCCGGACTTTCAAGGCACGTTGGACGGCGGGCGCAGTATCATTTTCGAGGCGAAGTACACCACCACAGACGCCATGAAGCGGGACGTGCTGACGGAAACGCAGATGGAGACCTTGGAGCGGCACCACCGCTGCGGAGCGCTGGCGGCGGTGTGCGTGGGTATCCAGGACCGCTTTTTCTTCGTGCCGTGGCCGGTGTGGCGGGACATGAAGGAAGCCTTTGGGCACATGAGCGTTTCGGCGGCGGAGCTGGAAGACTTCCGCGTGCGCTTCACCGGGGCGGTCATGTTCCTGGACTATGCACACAAGATCGGGGGCCGGTGGATAACCGGGGCCGACTGTGAAATCGAACGATGGAGAAGGAGTAAATAACATGAGCATTTTTGAGATTATCTTTGCGAACTTCTGGACCTGGGCGGGCACGGTCGTCCTGGTGGCGACGCTGCTGGACGGCCTGGCGAACGTGATCGCGGCCATGCGCAAGCCGGAGCGCTCCGTGCGCCGGACCAGCTATTCCGACGGCACCAGCATCGTGCAGATCGACAACGCCACGGCGGCGGATGTGGACCGGGCCGTGCGCGCCATCAACGGAGCGGAAAGCGGGAGGACTGGCCGATGAAGCTGAAAAAGGTCGCGGCGCTGTGCAGCAGCGCAAATGCGTTCTGCCTGTTCGACCGTGTGGACGGCGACGGAGTTGTGACACAGTGGCTTGGGGACGGGTGCTGCGCCTTTCCCCTCCATGGCCTGCCGGTGCTGTCGGAACCGGAGCTTTACCGGATGTTCGACGTGTCAGAGAAGAAGCAGGGCAAGATATATTTCAATCACAGCGCGCTGCCGGAGGGCCTGAATGTGGAAGACTGGTGCCGCTCTGAGGTCCGCGCGGAGGATATGGACGTGACGATCTCCTCCGGCGGGAAGGTGCTGATGCCGCTGCGTTTCCCCGGCGGGCTGCTGTTCATCCAGAGCAAATACCTTGGGCCGCTGGAAGACCAGATGGATTTTCTGGAACTCTACGTGCGCCGGTCGGACAGTGGCGGGCGCTATGTGGTGGCAAAGACGGGTATGCTGGTCGCGGGCGTGATCTTCCCGGTGCAGGCCGTGAACGAGGGCTTTTGCGACAAGCTGGAAGAACTGGCGTCGCTGACGCGGCGGGAGCTGGACAGGCATTTGTCCGCGCCGCCGGTGGCTGAGGAGGAAGACAAGGACCAGGAGAACGTCTTCGGAGGCAGCGATGGGGAAACGTAAGCGGCCCATGCCGTCCTTCTACGGAAAGAACATCGCCCAGCACGCCCAGCGGCGATTTTTGGACCGGTGGGAAGCAGAGCATCGGAAGAAAAGCAACCGTATCCTGATCGCGGATGAACTGGATAAAGCGCCGGACCGCACACAGGAGACCCGGCGGGAGGAATAAGCAACAGAAACGAGGCTGACAGATGCGCGAGAAAAATGTGAAAGAGATCGTCCGATATTACTACGAGATACCGGAGATGGTGCGCCTGCTCAAGACGGAGCAGCGGGAGCAGGAGAGCTTGTACGACACGTTGAAGGGCACCGGCGGCGACGGGATGCCCGGAGGCGGAGGCCCTGGGAAGCCGGTGGAGACCGCCGTGATACGGCTGGACGAGCGAGGCGTGTATGAGCGCCTGCAGGAGATACACGTGCGGCTACTGGTTTTGGAGGGCGACGCCGCTGCCGTGCGGGGCTGTTTGGATGGTCTTTCCGGTAAGTACAAAAGCATCCTTCAACTGCGGCACAAATGTCACCATAGCTGGGCGAATATCTCGGTACGCATGGGAGCGCCGGACAGCACCGTGCGGAGCTGGCACGACAAAGCTGTTTTGTGCCTGGGCGAAGCGCTGGACGAGGTGCCCATGGCGGAGGAGCTTTTGGAGCGTGCTTCACGCGCGCGTACATATTAAGCGCCGAAAAAATCGAGGGCTGGCGGGAGCTGCTTTTTCACCTGACTTTTGGTGAGGGCGGCGGCCCGGCGGCTGTGGGACGAGCTGTTTCAATTTCCTGTGTTTTTCTGTCAGTGAAATCGCGTGCGCAAAGACTGTTTCCGGCGGGAACGAATGGCCCGTGGGAAAACAATTTGCGAATGGCATAAAAAGCACCCCGGCGGGCTGTTGGTCGCAGCCTGTCGGGGTGGCGTTCGTTTTATGGCGGTTTTTGTGATCAAGACCGCCGATTTTGTGATCATGGGCGGCTTATTTGTTATCAGCGGGAGGGTCAAGCGTGAGCGGCTGGCCCTCGCGGGTCATGCGCTCAGTGCAGGCTTGGAGCACATACGCCTGGATGCTCTGCCCGGTGGCCTTGGCGGCGGCGCGGATGGCATAGCCGACGGCCTTTTGTGGGCGAAGGCTGATGTAGTCGCATTTGGCGTTGTAGGCGTCATTGTTGCGGCGCTTGCTTTCACGTATGGGCACGGTCATTCCTCCTTTTCGTGGTAGTCCGTCAGGTCGATCATGTTGATCGTCGGCGGCGGGGGCGTGAGCTTGTAGAAATGGCCGTTTTCGTAGTGCTGGTCGGTCACGCCGTCGTACCAGCAAATATCCCCGTGGAGCGCCTGCGCGGCCTCCATGCGGGTTTGTGCCTGCTGATCGGTCAGGCCGTCGAATGTGAGGCGCTGGCCGTCGGCGAACTGGGCCACGAGACGGTAAGCGGGGAAAATGTCGGCGTTTTGGTCCATGGGAGCCTCCTTTGGATTTGGGTGCATTATAACACGCTTGCGTGTATAAGTCTATGGGTTATTTTGCGTTGGAGCGGGCTTTGATGGCATCGCGGGCCGCGATCAGCAAGGCTAACTCCTGTCGGTTTTCTGTGCGCTGATGGTTTTGGACATAGTGCTCGGCGGTTTTGCACAGGGCCGCAAGGTTCATGCCTGGGCGGTCCGCTGCTTCCCGCAAGCAGGCCGCCAGGTGAAGAATGTGCTTGCGCTCGATCTCCTGCACGGGTTCGCTTTGATCGCCCGCGATATATGCGCGGGCCTGAGCATCGTTCAGTTTGACTTTCATAAGGTCCCCTTCTCCCCGTATGCCCGATAGGACAGGCGCATTTTGTTATCCGGCGTAGGTCAACTGTTCTTTCAGACGCTCGATCTCGTGCTGCCAGGCCGGGGCCATGGGGCTGTCGGGGAAACGATCAAGCGCTTCGTAAAGCTCGTCGAGGCGGGTGATGATGGCGTTCTCGCTGGGGATGTTCCATTCCATTTTGTGCTCCTTCTGCCCTCGTGACCTCCGGGGCGGGATTTGGTTTGTTATTCGGTAAGGCCCAGGGCGCGGCGGGCGGCGGCTTCGGCGTTGGGGGTAAGCTGGCGCTGCCATGCGCTGTAGCGGGGGGACCAGCGGAAGCCGTTTTGTTTCAGAGCGGCGCGGGTGTCCTCGTCGGGCTTTTCGTCAAAGAGGATTTGGAGCCGGTCCGCTTCCAGGTTGCGGACGATCTCACCGCCGGGGAACTTTGTACTGTCGGCGGGCTGTTCGGCCTGCTGGGCGCGCTTGTCCAGCTCGTCGAGGCGGGCCTGGACCCGCTTGATCTTGCCGCGAAGGCTGGTCAATTCGTAGTCAGGGACGGGAGACTTGACCCAGGGGCAGCGTTCCTTCGTGTCGGCAAAGCTGGCGGTGAGTTTGGCGGCGGCCTCGGCGGTCAGGCCGGGGAAGCCGTCGAAGGATTTGTGCTTGCGGTAGTAGGCGTTCAGGGCCTTGCTTTCGTCGAGCTTGTTTTGGAGCTTTTGGAGCTGGTCGGCGAGCATTTCGCGGGCGTGAGGGTCGGCCAGATCGACCGGGCCGGAGCCGACGGCCTCGATCTTGTTCAAGATGGCCTTGATCTCGTCGTATTCGTTCCAGAGGGTGCCTTCATGGGACATCTGCTTTTCGTGCTTGCGCATATTGTAGCCGCCTGCGCCGGAAATGAACTGGCTGGGATAGCTGGCCTGGTTGCGGTTGTAGTCGTTCATCCACTGGGCAAGGCGGCGGGCGTAGCGGTCCAGCAGCGCGTCGAGCTTGTCGTGGTAGAAGGGGCTGACGCGGGCCTTTTTTGCCTCCACCAGGGCGGCGGCCTTGTCCACGGCGCGCCGGTATTCCGCCGTGGCGCTGCCGGGCTTGTAGTCGCTCATGTGGACGCAGTAGTGAGCGTTGCGGGCCGTCTCCTCGTTGATCTCGTAGTAGCGGGCGGCGGGCGCGGGCGCTTCGGCGGTCTGCGGGCCGATCATGCTTGTTTGTTCGTACATTTTGTGTACCTCCGTTTTGTGTTTTGGGGTTTCGCTTATGGGGTCGGGTCGCTTTGTTGTCCGGTGCGGCCCGCGAAGGTGTCCGGCGGCGGGGTCAGATCGTGCCCCATGGGGCGGCGTTGTAGTCGGCGGTGTTGGAAACGAGGAAATGTGTGTAGACGCGGGAGAAGTCGATCAGGGCCAGGAGCAGCGGGTCTTTTCTGGTGGCGTCCTCGCTGGCCTGGTATATCTCGCAGTCGATCAGCTTGGCGAGCTTGTAGTGCCAGGGCAACAGCTTTTCGTGCTGGTCCTCGCGCTTCCGCTCCTGTACCAGCGGCGGAACGCTGGGCATCTCCGGCGGCGTGGTGTCGGCATCGGTTTTGTAGCGCCCGGCATAGGCGCGGCTGTTCAGGTCGTACAGGCGGCGGAAGATCAGGCCGGAGCAGTAGAAGCCGTAGCGGTCGCGGCAGTCGCTCAGGGCTTTGTAAAGGCTGTCGGGAGCGTCGAAGCCGAAGCGATTGAAGCCGCTGTTGAGGATGTATTCCAGAGTGTTCGCGGTGACGGCGTGGGCCTGGACGGACATGATGAAGCAAGACATTTTGTGTACCTCCGTTTTGTGGTTTTGGGTTTTGGGTCACAGCTTGAGAAGGCGGCGGGCCGCGTCCTCGTCGATGAAGTTTGTCCAGCCGCTTTCGTGCAGCTCCTCGGCTGCCTCGTGAAGCGTGATCTTGCCGGATAAAACATCATCGCGCAGGCTGTCAAGAATGTTCTTGATGGGAAGCATGGTATCGGCTCCTTTCGGTTTTGGTTTTGGGTTTACCCATGAGCGCCCGCCCCGGCGGGGGGCGGCTGGACTTGCACCAGCGGCGCGTTATGCGTCGGCCTTGCGGGTTTTGGGTCAGGCGACGCGGAAATAATAGGCGTTCTTCTTGCCGCTCCACTTGCCGCCTGCGGCCTCGATCTCTTTTTCGTGGGGCTTTGTGTCTCCGGCGAGCCAGACCACCGGCGCGGCGGTCGTTGCGCCCTTGATGGTGGCGGTCAGGCCGTCCACCTCGGCCCAGCGGGCCGCGATGATCTCGGCGGCGGTTTTGGGTTCGGGCTTCTGCTCGGCGGGCTGTTCCGTCTTGGTTTCGTGCAGCTCGGCCAGCTTGGCCTTCAG